ACCCTCTTGGATCTGCTAGTAGACTGCGGTTGCCTAATGCCCTTGGACCAAACTCTGCTCGTCCTCTCGCCAACCCACAAATTTTGTTTTCTATTAGATAATCTACTATTTCTTCGTTAGTATCCTTACTGCCCATGTCATTTCCTAAGAAAGGATCAGTCCAGTCAGTATATGCTCTCCAATGAGGTTTTTTGGCCAGTACTGCACCAATGGCGCTACCTGCATCACCTGGGTTAGGGTATATCCAAGTGTTCTTAAAAAATTTTCCTGTTAATCTATTTGCAAGACAATTTAAAGCACAGCCGCCCATGAGTACAAGATTGTCGCTGGGATTTAAATCATACGCATAGTGTAGAGTTTTTATAAACAAATCTTCATATACTGCCTGTGTAGCTGCCGCAATTTCAAAACTGTCTTTTACAGTTAAATCTGGACGCCAATCTAAACAACCTCTGTGTAGGTTCTTTCTAAGCCAAACTAGTCCACCTATATCCCATGTAGGTATGCTAATAAAATCTTTATACATATCTGCATACAATTTGTTTGCATCACCGTAAGCACTCATGCCCATCAGGATATATTCATCTTCATTAGGTTTTAGTCCTACTCTCTGTGTCATCGCACTATAAAATAATCCAATGCTGTTTGGATAATCTAAGCTGTATATTTTTTTAAGTTTATTATCTTTTGCTCGCCAAATTGACAATGTTTCATATTCACCAATAGCATCAATTACCACAACAGTAGCATCATTATATGGACTAGTAAAATAACCAAGAGCGGCATGAGTGTGATGATGAGAATTATAATATATGGGTGCATTTATATCGTACTTAGCCAAATACTTTTTAATATTATTCTCACTCCAGCGCCAGCCTTGCCCTGCTTCTAGTTGTCTAAAAGTTTTGACTAAAGGTCTTTCATACCAATAGATTTGATCAGGATTGCCCCATCGTTGTTTTGCAAATTCAACTAGTGTATGGCTTAAATTTTTATCATTTTTAACCTTACTGAATCGTTCTGCATGGCTAGCAAATGCCAATTTTTCATCACAAAATACAGCTAATGCTGCATCGTGACTGTTACCCGATATGCCCCATGTAATCATTTGTATATGAACGGATCCCGTTTTCTTAGTTCTTCAAGACGTTTTTTAAATGCTTGCCTTTGTTTCCACCATGCTATCGGTTTCAATATAAACTCAATTATAGCTTTCATTCTATTTCCTTAAACCACTTCTTTGCCTTAAGTTGTATCTTAAGACTGTTTGATTCTTTTGCTGATATAATTAGGTATAGTGTTGCTAGACGACCTAATTTGATTATAGCATCATTTACGTCTTTAACATTATCGGGCCAATCTGGCATACTTACACTCCAGCCATATTCTAGTGCTTGTTCTACTGTACGTGGGCCTTCGTGGTCTCTGTCTGGGACTAAGATAATTTCTTTTCCTAGCTGTTTCAACAGCCAGTTTTGACTGTCTTTAATTTCTGCACCAAGTAGCGCACACCCATCAATACTTAGCGCATCAAATGGTCCTTCACATACAATTACGAACTGACGATCTTGCGGATTTTGACGGTCTAAATTAAACACATAACCAGGTTGTTGTTCGCTTATAAATTTAGGTTTAGCATCATTAGTAGCACGAGCAGTATAGCCTACAACTACACCGTCTTTATAAAAAGGAATAATAATTCTATTTTTAAAACCAATTTTGTTTGTCCAATAAAAGGGATAACTGTATGGATCTATTCCTCTTACGTTTCTTAAATAACAAAATGCGTTGATAAGTTCTTGATCAGTATTTTCCCAACCTTGTAGTTCAATCCAAGTACTCCACTCTTCTAAACTTTTTGCATCCATTGGCAAAGCACGTTCATCAAATTTAGGAATAATTTGTCTTACTGTTGCACTTCCATTTTCATTTAATCTTAATGCTTCTAATCGCAATTGACTAATAATATCGTCAGGCATATTGAGCAAACGCATAAGTTTGTTCATTTTTTGACTTATTGTCCTGCCCGGTTGCCAACTGGCTTTAAATCCGCAATTGAAACAATGATAAGAAACGGCATCGCCAGCATTCATAATAAATCCGCCTCGTTGTCGTTTATCGCTACAACAAGGGGCATTGAAACTTATCCAACCGCTTGGAGTTGTTTTTCTTTTTGCAGGTAAGAAAGTTAAGAGTGTATCGGCTATGAGGCTCATAGCACTATTATACTTAACTAACAGTTACTTTGTCAACGGTTCCGGTAATATTTGTTCCGGTAACAATATAATTGGCTGTACCGTTTGCAGCAGTACCAGATGTAGTAATTCCATTTATTGAACTTACACTATAACTTGAAGGATATGTTCCAGATGAGCCTTCAACAGATGTAACTGTAATTATCAAATCATTTATACCATCTACACCGCCCACTGCACTACCCAAAACTTTTATTTGGCTTCCTACAGCATAGCCGGTGCCGCCTGCTCTAATACTAACAGTATAGACGTTTGATTCGATATTGACATTAAAACTAGCACCAACACCATTTGAACGAGGTGTAGTATAACTAATTCTATAATATTTGTAATCACCAATTTGATTATTAGAACTTGTCCAAGTACCAGTAAAATCTTCAAATGTGTAAGAATCTATATAAGGAGTTCGTTTCCAAGCTTCGGTATTCAATGTACTTTGTTCAGTTGCTTCTAACCAAACACTACCAGTGAATCCGATAAGGCTAACATCAAAACTTATAGTTTCTGTTTTAGCTGCTTCGTAAAATGTTGCAGGAATGGCACTTGAATGATATGTAGGATGACCGTTTAAATCTATTTCTGCTGTAAAAGTTTTGTAGATCCTGTCGTTTCTAAACGTAGGCATAGCGTTGCCAACTAACTCCATTTTGCCAGTTGCACCAAAACGACTATCTCCGTATAGTAACACATCGTTACCGTCTTTGGCCGCTGTTACACTATAAGTTAAGTACTGATCTGATAACTCTACTAAATCTTCCTGTGGGATCGTAACTGAAGCAATTCCTTTAAGGGTTGGGTGTGGAGTAACAGTATAAGGGCTGTTAGGAAGTGCTTGTCCAGATGCGTCCATAACATTCATTTCTATGTTATTGATTACAGGATCTGTAACTAGTTCTAGTCTTTTTTGATCGGCATTTTTAATGTCGAACTCTAAGGTATTATCAATACCGTTATAAATTTTTACGATTCTCTGATACACGTTTGTATACTCCACATTAAATCCTGCCAAATCGGCTAATAGTTCAATTCTATTTGGATATAAATAACTTGAAATTTTTTGCATTTGGCGTAACCCTTATTGTATATTTATGGCAAAACTAAGAGACGATATTGAACAAAATTTACCCTTTATAAGCGTATTAAACTACGGAGACGAGGAATACGTAGGCATTATAATCAACCAGGACCAGTATGTTACTAGTTTTTACGATTTAAATGCAATTAGGGATCCGCAAGAAAAAACCCTATTTTTAGAAATAGGAGAAATTTGGTGGTGGGAGTCAAATCGTCAATTCCCAATTAGTATAATTTGTAGAGATCAAATCAAACCCTTTGCGTATGCTATCCGCACATTTAATAGCAAAGATGTCAGAATTATACTAGGACCAGTTGTTAATTTAATGAACTTAACAATGAAACGAGTTAAACGAAAATCAGTTCAACTTGTTAGAAAAACACGTTAACTATATCCGTAACTGACTGATTCACAAATTAAATTCATTTGTACAACAATTACGTGGGCATAAGCAACCGCATGTGCTTTTTTAAAGTAATATTCATCATTCTCTGGTTTCGTCCAGATCTCCGTCATCACCGTAGTCCAATCTTTCCCAATCAGATAACGTTTCGCGGGTCTGATCATCGCTAGTACTGCTGCCAATTCTTCTATAGACTTTGGCGCCATTTGTCTCAGAATAGACCCATGCCCATTCACATGGAACAATAAGTTCACGAAATCGTCTTGCAACAGTAAATCCCATAGTGGTTCAGTCTCCATTAGTTGTTTAAGGTGTTCTCGATTTTTAACACCTTCATAGACACTAACATTCAAAAAGTCTATCTTGAAATAACCTCTATCTTCTGCTTCTTTATAATCTATTGTACTTATTCCAGTTAGCGGATTGTACGGAATAGAAGTACAATATATGCCAGTATTGTGCTTCTTAAAAGTACTATTTTCTTCTATAGTCGCAGTTACATGTTTAAAATGTTCAAGTGCTTTTGATCTATCTGCAAAGTCAATATCAATATCAGGCATCTTTTATTTTCCTCCAACTGGATTTTCCTATCGTCGGATAACCGATATATTCTTCACCTGTTTCCATATCAACCAACTTGTATTTTTCTGGGCATCTTGTATATACTGTTAGTGTTACAGGCAACTCCATCTCTTTTACTTCACTACCATCTTTTAGTTTCCGAGTTTTCATATATTCGATTCCTTGACAACTTGTTTGACCAACTCAGTATCAGCAGGTAATTTTTTAAATTTGTTTAACCAAAACGGAACGTCGATAATATTACCGATCGCCAATAACTGCTCGTCGTTAAATTTTTGCAGCATCTCTTTTCCGTTCTTACTGTTTAATATAAGCCATGGGCTCACTTTACCATCTTTAATATCATATGTTGCTCTACTTAAACTAACATACAAGAAATAATGATTCCATACACTAGAATTATTCTCAGCCCAGTCCATCATATGTTTTATACTGCGCTCTAATGCTACTTCTACTGGTTCATTTTTAATGAGATGTAATACATATTTTTCGTATAATTCATCTCGACACCAATGATCTAATTTGACTCCGCTACGCACTACATAATCTATGAACTTATCTGGATAAAGAGGGTTGACGTTACTAACAAAGCTACCAAACTTAACAAAAGCATTGTAATAAGGACTTCTAGCAAACTCATCATATGTTTTTTCATGTTTTGAATTTTGACTAATTTTATAAAATCTGTTGTAAGTATCAAAGCCTAAGACAACATGTCTTTCAGTTTTAGCCAGTGCTCGCCGTTTTTGTTCGCAAACATGTACCGCTAAAGTTTTTTCTTTAGTAAATTTATTATTGCAGTATTGACAAGTATACGACTGACTTATTAAAGACATCATTTAAATTTTTTCGCAATTAATGAATCTTCCATCCCATGTTTTCTAGCCAAGTCTTTTAGATCTTTGTCTGTGGTTAACTTAGCCAATAGTTCAATTTCGTCTATTTTTTTATTAGGATAAATTTCAGTTAAGAATTTTACTTTTTTACTATCGCTACCTGTTTTCTTTTTGTTACCTATCCATTCATGGTAAAATTGTGTCTTGCCATCATAACTGCACATACATAACAATAGCCAAAGTAACTTAGGATGTTTTTGTAAATCATTCCAGTTTTTATTAAAGTATTCATTGACTGTCAATACAAAGTGTTGTTGAATTTCAGTATTAGATGTTTTTGCATTGCTAATATATCTGTTAAGAATAAAAAATTCACTCTTTAGACTTTTTTGTTGATCAGGTTCCATAGCATCCCACAACTCGCGGATGTTTTGATCGACTGCTTGAATTTTTTCTTTTAATTCAATTTTTTCACTCATCTTTTGGCCTCAATACAGCATCAAACGCCATTACAGTTCGATGTCCTGTGCCCTTCCATGGATAAACAGTATGCGGGATATGACTTGGGAATAAAATAACTGCACCTTGTTGCGGAGTAAATTTCCAAGTATCGTTCATAATAAACTTTGTTATGTCTTTTGTTTGTGGCATTCTAAAAAGAATTTGTCCATCACTAGGAAGTTTATCTAAATCAAAATCAGGAACTTTAATGTAGATATTGCCGCTTAAATTGCCAGCAGGGTGACTGTGCATTTCTTGATACTGTCCTGGTCCTTGCTGTATAGTCCAAATACTATTAATTACAGGCTTACAATATTTTAATTCATCTGTGCCACATTGTGCAGTTACGAGTTCCATATATCCAACGCACAGTTCTTCAAGATATTTTACTAACCAGCCAACATCTAAACCTAATTCGTTGGGATAAACTTGAACCTGTTGTCCTCCTCTGATACTAAGTGCAGGATTGCCCGAGTCATTAAGTTCAGGATGACCGTGCAACGTTTCTGCCAAATTGTAAATTTGACTAAATGTACCTGCTGGCACTTGATCAATAGCCATTATTGTTGGAGCAAAATATGCAACTTTCAAACTCATTCTAATTTTTCCTTACTCAATTTATATAACATTATAACACGGTCCAATGCTTTTTGTAAAGCAGGATTGGTTTCTGATTCTTTCAGAATATCGTTCCAAATTGTAAAATTTCTTCGTTCGGGAGATGAATCTAAGTCATAACCAATAACTTTTCTAGTAGACGGATCTGACCCAAGTTCTCTAGCATACACTTGGCCGTTGGCTCTCTCGTAGACATACGTAGCACCGGGTTTAAGACTTCCCATCTCGTTTCTCCGGTTTTACAATACCGTACTGATCATAAATCCATTGAATAAATTGTTCAATATCTTTGTTTGGGTACGGGTACGCTTTATATGCGATTGTGATTCTTTCTAACCAATCTTTATCAATCATAGTATCTTGTCTAATTGTATAATTTCACTTTGTCTGCTTATTTCTTTAACAAAGTAAGCACAATTTGGCTTTTCTTGGAATCTTGTTGGGATGGCCAACAATTGGCCGTTTTTCATTTTAGGAAAATACCATTTAACGTCGTTGTAAAAATTTATTATTTCAATTTTTTTAAATTCGACTCTAAAACTACTTAGTGGATTAAAGCATAGTGCTTCAAATCCTCTGTCATTTAGACTAGTTAATGGTAAAATTTCTATATCACTTGCTGCTGTGCTATCACCTACTGCTATACTCCAATCAATTGGCATAGTTACTTCATCTTCACCTATTCTTAATACCATTGCGGGACTATTAAATGATTCTAAGAATATCAAAGGCATGAAGAAAAAATCTGGATTGCTTGGATCACTGTTGTCTAATACAGCAAATCTTGTATTTTCATCTACTTCGTCTGGTAAATTGTTTAAACTGAATGTTACGTTGTCTAGTGTTAATATCTGCATAGTTCCTTACTTAGTCCAGTCCGTTTTTTCTAATGTGAACGGATACTTGGCTTCCTTATAAAATTTCTTTCGCTCTGTTAAGTGTCGCTTGGCGTACTTGCAGGTGCTTGTGATGTCCCATATCTGAACGAAGTCCTTGTCTTCTGCTTTTCTAATACCTCGCCCAATGCTCTGTATAACGCGGACAAAGCTCTTTCCGGGCTCAAGAAGAACCAAATTAAAAATCCGAGGGATATTAATACCAACAGCGGCCACACCGTAAGTCGCCACAATAATCTTTTCATTACTAGTTTTAACTTCATCATATTCTTCTTTCCTATCTTTTGTCTTTACTTCTCCTGAAATGAATACTGATCCTTCTAATTCATTTACTAGGAATTTGCCTGAGTCTATTCTGTTTACGAGTACTAGTGTGTTGCCTGATTCACTGATTTGTCTTATTAAGTTACTAATATACAACATTCTGTTCTCGTCTGTCACGAGATATTTTAATTCTTCTGCATAGCTTCTAAATTCTGGAAGATCTATCATCTGAACTACATTTACATGGCAGTTAGATAACACACCCATCTCTTGTAATTCGTGTGCTTTAATTCCACCTATTACTGGACCAATGCTGGCAAAAATTTGTTCGTGTTCATATTTTTCTTTTGGAACAGTTCCAGTTAACCCCCACCGAATGGGTGCATTACATAAGTTTTGTGTTAAAAGATTACGCAAGACATCGGCTTTTGCCATGTGAACTTCGTCGACAATAACTGTTTTGACACCGTCGAGAAATTCTGCAAGTGTTACGATTTCATGCTCTTGATTTTTAGATTTTTTGTCTAAAATGTTTAGACTTTGCCAAGTGCAAATTGTATGTGTCTTATTAAGATCTTTGCGATCACCGTAATAGACTCCAACATCTAAATCGCAATTTATAAAATCTTCTTCTGTTTGTTCTACAAGACTTTTATTTGGTACAATAGTGATTGTACGCCCATATTTCTCACAAACTTGTGCTAAAGTAGCGGTTGTAATTGTTTTGCCAGCACCTGTTGCAATTTCTTGTATACTTTGCGGATTTTCTAAAAATTTATTAATTGCATCGACTTGATAATCTCTTAACATGATTGGTTCACCGGCAAACTGATGACCTTTAGGCCATACTTTACCTTGATCTGCCCAATATGTTTCTGTTATTTTTGGAAACGAGATTGCAGATGTTGAGCGAAGATCTTCTAACTCGTCAACACTGATATTTAGATTAGATAATATAGGTAATATTGTTTCTAACTGGTTCAAATAGCCGTTGCCGCCGAGGCCAAATAAACTAACCATGCCATCCCACCGACCTAACTTATACGCAGGATGATATCGTGCATAAGGAATTTCATATTTAAAGGTGTTAGCTAATTTTTTACGAGCATCTAGCGGTAAACCTTCAAATTTAATATTAACTTCGTCTTTTATAACTAATTTGACAGCCATAAATTTCCTGTTTCAATCAGCGGTTGCGAGTCTGTATAAGAAATTACCAAGTCGCAACAATTTGCATACGCCGCTGTTTTTGTTTGTTTTATAGAATTTCCAATAGAAATAACACTCATTGGTTTCCATGCATTTTTTAGGAAAAATTTTGGAATTTTTCCGTTTTGCACACCTACAATTTTTGTTTTTTCATCGAGCTGTACGTTGTATTGATGATCAGCAATAAATTTATTGAACTGAGTTCCTTGTTCGTCGTTGGGTAATCTAAAGTATATTCCAACACCTTCAAAAATTCCATTTTTTTCTAAATTTTCGTGGAGATTTTTGAGGTCTTCAAAACATCTTTTATAATCGTTGTGATCAAAAATAACTAATGCTGGTAATCTTTTTAATTTTAACAGACTTGAAAAAATTTCGTCAAGGCTTGTTTCTGATCTATTGATCCATACCTTGTTACTTTTTCTAAAAGCAATTTTTTCGGTCAAATTTTCCGGTAAATTTTCAGTATTTTCATCATTTTCTAAAAAATACTGATATCGCATACTTCTGTCTTTAATAATGTTTTGATCAATTGGCGTTTCAAGGCCGAGGTCTTGAGTTATTGCTTTTTGAAAATTTGCATGTGAAAAGTTTGTCAGCAAAAATTGACTTTTGACCTCAATTTTTGACCAAGATTTTATGGTTTTGTAAAAATCGTGAATTTTTTCTTCAATTTCAAAACCATGCGGTTCAAAAGTTTCATAAAGTTTTACAATATTTTTTTCAGTAAGGTCGGCCCGATAAATTTTTCCAGAGTTAATTTGACTCAGACCTGAAACTTCCTTCCAGATACCAGTGATCAACTTACGTAAAGGTGAAGAAAATGCAAATTCTATGACAATGCAAAGATCATCAGTTGACAAGTACATTTTTTTAGTCTTGTCAATTGGTCTAAATGGTTTTGACCAACTAGGTGAAGAAATAACTGCTTTTACTTCTTCTGAAAAATCACCAAAATTTTCCAAATTTTCGTGAAAAATCTTTAAGAGCAATCTTCCTTGATTTTCTGTGATAAAATTTGGAGACAAAATTATTTTGCCTAAACTTTTCATCACTTTCATGTCGCGAGATTTAATTACTCTGATATTTTCTTCAGGGCCATTGATAATTTGTAAGAGTATTTTGTCTACTGTTGTCATAATTATACTATACACAAGTTGTTAACACAAGTCAATACCTTATAGAAAAAAATAGGCCTCAATATTATTTAAGACCTATGGTTGACCTTTTGGACAAATCAGTCTTTGCGTTCAATGTCGTCTTCTGTACATTCGGTCCCAAATTGTATTTCAACAATTCGGCATGGAATTTCGTACGGGTTAGATAACTTGTGCCAATTACCTTGTGGAATGAATGTATGGCAATGTTCATTCATTAAAGTAACCGGTCCGCTGTCGCTAACTACTTGGCACATACCATGCGATACTAACCAATACTCACTTCTTTTAAAATGTCGTTGCATACTAAGGCTTTGTCCGGGGTTAATTGTTAACTCCTTAACTTTTGTTCCGGAAACTTCATGTAAAACTCTGTAATAGCCCCATGGTCGTTCTGTTTTAGGAGCTTTCCATTCTTCTAAAATCCAACTTGATGAGTTCTTTTTGTTTTCTCCGCCTACACCAAATTTAAAAATTACATCTGGTATAACTGCTTCAGGTATATTTTCTGCCGTCCTATCGCCACCGTTAGCAAAAATGATTTGATCTTTTGGAAAAAGTTGTTGAACATTTTTTATAGCTTCAATTGCAGAATTATCGTCATCGTTAAATAAAATTATCCCGTCAACCATTCTTAAATTTTCAATAATGGCAACACGTTCGTGACAGGGCATAAATGCACGACCTTTTTTGCGACTTAGCCATGCATCGCTATTAAGTCCAACAATTAATTTGTCCCCAAGATTTTTTGCGGCTTTAAAATACTCAATATGTCCGCTATGTAATGGGTCAAAACCGCCCGTTACAAGAACTATTTTCATAAACTAGCATCTTCCATGCCGGCAACACGTAATTTTACAATATTTGTAAGTTGCCATTGTTTTTGATCCAATGCTTTAGTAATGCCAAGCCATTTATTTCTCAGTAAGGCAAATTCGTTGATAATTTTTTCAAAATCAACTACATCTGCCTCACCTTCGACAAATTTTTCGCAATCTCTGCTACTAAGTGCTCGCTGATAATTTTCTAAATATTTTCGAAAATGACTACTCTTAAGTCGGCGAAGTTCAATGTTTAGATATTCTAAAATTGCTTCAATTTCTTGTAGTTGACTAAATCGTTGTTCAACTATTCCTGGCATAGATGCTGCTGCTTTTTCAACATTTCCTGTGATTCGACACTCTTTACGTGCTTCGTCAAGTTCTCCGTTAAAATATTCAACAGCATCTGGGATATAAGAAATATCTTTTGCAATTTTAGCGTACCACATTAAAAATCTAGTTCCTTATAGTCGTCATCATCTTCAACTTCTTCGTCAAGATAGTAGTCGATAGCTGAATCTAGGGTTTCATCAACTCCAGTTGCATTTTGCAACACTTTGTCGCTAACTCCGTGATCAGCTAGAAGGTCTACATACCTCTCAGCAACAAGTTCTAATTGTTTTTTATCAATATAGTCTGCAAACAGCAACCAGATATCACCAATTTGTGTTTCATTCAACATTTTCAGGATTCTCCTCAGGAACAGAAACGTTATTAACAGTTTTGATATGGAATTTTTCCATTATCATATCTAATTTATCATCTTTCCATTCTTTTCGGTAGAATTTGAATTCCTCGCCTGTTTCTGGATCAACCCATTTGAGTCTATTGCCTTCTTGTTTAAGTAAACCTTCCTTCTCACAAAGATCAACCATGCCTGAGTACGGGTTCATCCCTGTTTCATAAGGAATTTTAATCTGTACTGACTCAAAAGGCTTTGCATAACGAGTTTTCATGATTTTACATGCTGCACGAATACCATTTACTTCGCTAGTCTTGTTACCATCTTCATCTTCTTTAAGTTTTAGTTTTTTCATGGCAACCACGATAGAACTTGCGTAAATGAAGCCTTGTCCGCCTGAGATTTTATCATCTGGGTCGAACATATCTTGGCTAGCGTATGTGTGATTTGTAGCCACAAGACCGACATTGTAACTACCAAACATATTAACACAGTTACGAACAAGAGCCGTAAGTGCTTTTGGCTTTCTACCCATGTCACCTTTAAGATCTCCTGCTTCAAATTGATTAACGTCAGTTGGTGTAAGCATCATGCCAAGGCTGTCTATGACAAAGAGGACCTTTGGACGGTCAGTCATTTCCTTGTATTCTTTCATGAACTCGTTGATTGTTTTAGCAACATCATCGATCATGGCCATGTTGAGTTTTAGCAATTTTTCTTCGCTAGTGTCAACACCTAATGCTTCTAACCAATCTTTATCCAATGCATTTTCTGTGTCAATAAGAATAACATAGATACCTTGTTGTTGTGCATTACGTACTAGATTGCCGCTACAAATAAAACTTTTGCCTGCGCCGCTTTCTCCAGCAAACACAGTAACTTTTCCAAGAGGAACACCTTTGTGGAAGTCACCGCTGATGAGATAGTTTAGTGTGTAATTGCCTGTGCTGATCCAATCAGTAGGATCATTAAACCCAACACCGAGTCCGTCAATAGATTTGGTTAGGGTTTTTCTAAATTTAGATAAATCGAATGCTTTTGTGGCCATTATTGATCTAACTCCATTGAATTCCACTCTTTGATTACTGCAATAACGTCCTCTTCTGTATTGCACATAGTCTTAGTGTTTTTCCATTCTTCTTTTTTGTCACGACCGCCAATTTCTACCATCCAACCGTTGTCATAACGATTAATTGTAATTGACTCGTTGACTTTTGCTAATTTAGTTAATTTTGCCATTTTATTCTCCTAATAGGTGTGAGAACTTGGGCGTATGACTAAGTCACATTGGCCCAAGCCTTGTTTATTGCTTTTGACGATTGCGAATCATTGCCAAGATGTCTTGAGCACGTGAATCGCCTGATGATTCTTCTGCTTTTGGAGCAGGAGCTGCTTTTGTTGTAGCAACAGGAGCAGGTTCATCATCGTAACTGTCTTCTGCTGATGCAGATGCTTTAGGAGTAGATGCTTTGTTAGGATCACCAGTGTTTTGGCCCATGCCTGCTGGTTTAAAATATTGACCCCAACGTTCCATGTCAAATGCTTCGCCGTCAACTGACGCTTCAAACATTTCTTTCATGACTTTCAATTCAATTTCAGTTGGCTTTTTAGGCAAGAAATCTGACAAGTTGTACAAGCCATGATTTTTAATTGCATCTTGTTCTTCATCGCTCAAAGGACGTTCACGACGTGCCCAGCTCGATGTTGAATAGTCTGCATAACCGCCTTTGCTTCCTTTTTTCATACGGAAGTCTAAACCATGTACGTAATCAGTTGGCAAATCTTCCAACTCTGGATCAACCAACGCACTACGAATTAGTTGGAAAATCTGAGGACCGATAATAAAACGGCGAATTGGATTTTCAGGTTTGGTTTCTTCCTTCAAACCATCTTCTGCAACAAATCCTTGGAAAATATAACTACGCTTTTTCCAATATTTACGACCCATATCTTCAAGTGCAGGGTCTTTAAACCAACCACGAACTTCTGTTAGAATTGGGCAAGTGTCGCCATACATTTCCATGCATGGTACTTGTACGATTGTGGATTTGCTTTCTGTTTCACCTTTGATTCCAGCGAATGGCAATTTAATCATTGCACGTTCGACCCAGAAAAAAGTGTTGTCTTGATTACCGTCGGGTAAGAAACGAAGTACGGATTCACCGCCTTCTTTGAGATTCCAGAACGGATAAATTGAGTTATCTCCGCCTGTTCTTTCGCCTGAACCTTTTTGTTCAGATGCCTTTAGTTTTGCTCTAATTTCAGCCAAAGTTGCCATAGTTTTCTCCTTTATTAGCCTTTGTTTTTTTTGCCTATATTGTTTTACACCCAGTAAAACAAAAAGTGCATATACCTAAGTATACGCACTTTTATTTAGCAGAGCAAGATAAATTTTGCTCTAAATCTGGTATTATTTTGCCAAACCTGCTAAGTGAACGATGCTTGCCAAACTTTGATCTTCACCATAACTAACTGTTGGACTTTCGCTAATACTTTGAAGTTGTGTTTCCAAAGCACTAATATCCAAACCAGCATGTACATGTGGTTTCTCTGGTCTATGACCGGCTAAACGAATTACATCATGTTGTTCGTGGCCACTTGGATCTTTTGCATCGATAAATTTGATAACCTTAATTAAGTCGTCTGGACTAGCACTTCCAAATTCACCGTCATCGAATGCTTTCTTAACTTTAATCTTAACTCTCATTCCGCCTAATGGGAAATTGCCTTCATCCTTGTTGTAGAATCCGCTGATGTATTTTAACATGCCTGGGAGACCTTGTTCTTGAGGTGCATCAAAACCAACATCTTGTGGAGTCATTCCGCAGTCTTTAATTATCTCAGCAATAGTTTTAATTCCACTACCTAAGTCAAGTTGTGTTTCTAAAGTAGCGCCTGCTTCTTTTGCTTTTTTAATTGCGCCAGCCATTCCCTTTTGTGCTAATGCTTTGGCAGAATCTACACCTGTTCTATTAGGATTTTTAGCTTTCTTAAATGAAGATTTTTTATCATCTTCGTCCCAAGGTGGGCTGTCTTTTTTGTCTTCTGCTACCGGCGCAGGTGCAGGTTCAACTGGTGCTGCTGGTTCTGCTGGTGCTGCCGCGGCTGGTTCTGCTGGTGCAGGTTCTGCTGGTGCAGGTTCTGCAGGAGCTGTTGCAGCTGGCTCTGCTGGTGCAGGTTCAGTTCCTTGTTCGTCGGAAGGAAATGTTAACTGATTCAATAGCTCTTCGTGTTCTGTTTCAACCCAACCTTTAATTAAATCGTTCAAATCTGTTTCTGCTGGTGCAGCTTTTAATGCATCAATAAAACTTGGTTCATCAATTAAACCTTTTAAAGTCATAACAGCATTATCACCATTTGGTCCTATTTGCATATTTTGTGCAAGGATTCCGTTTAATTTTTCAATAGCGGCAGATTTTGCATCTTCATTAGGACTAAGGATTTCATTTTTGTCTTCACGAACAATATCGTCTAAGAAAGATTCATATTGTTGTTCTGGTGATTGAGGCTTAATACTTCTTACACCTGGATTCTGTTGATAGAACTGCTGTAGTGCATTTGGCTGTTGTGCTGTTGCAGGTTCTTGGGCAGGCTGAGAACTTTGTGCTGGTGCAGCTTGTTTTGCCAAGCCTGCTTTTGTCATAGCTGCCATTGTTGCTGGGCCAAGATTCATGCTTGTACCAGTTTGTCCATCTTTGACAGTAATGTAAGGAGCCATAGATCTCACTATAGCGCCACCGCCTTCGTTTTGATTGCGAAGAATATATGTATTACTTTGTGTATCAAGTACTGCTTTTCTATCTGCACCAAAAACATTTATAGTTGTTAATACAAAACCATCGCCTAAATCTTGACCACCTTGTGCTTGTTCACCCAAGATATCATCAACACCTAGTTCAACAACTGGTAATTCGCTTTCATCTACAAATTTATAAATGTATGGAAAGACCGATTTTAATTCTTCATTAAATGTACGAATAGTTAAACGATCGATTAAATCGTTAGCAACTTCTTCGGGAATCATTTGTTCTTCTTGTTCTTGGAAGTTTTCAACGTATGTATCGTAGAAACTACTGCGTTGTAATTTATTGATTGTTTCTTTAATTTCTTCAATGCGTTCCATTACACGGCTTGTAACATTTGCCATTGCTTCGCTTAACTGCTCTTGGCGGCTAACATAGCCTTTAAATTTACGTAAGTGTGCTAATTCTTCGCTAAGTCCGCAAATGTGTTGTCCAATATTATCGTAAGGGTTGCCGCCGTGTTTGATATGTTCTGCTAATGCACGAGCACCATTTAAGTGTCTATAAGGATACTTGAATCTTTCTCCTTCTGCATTTTCAATGTAGATGCTTTCAATGTGCATTGTGCGACCTGCGGGTAATTCTACATTAATTGGTTGACTATGTTTAATAACTAAGCGAGCTTCGCCTAGATCTTGATAGCTAATTCTGTTGCTACCATAAAGTTTATTTTCCATAATTGCGGGCATAGTTGGCATTTCCTTACGTTTAGCCTGGTACTCGTAATCTCGTTTATCCAAGTTACTTTTTCCAATGTTTTGTACGTCAAAATTTAATAATCTGTCTTTTGCAAATTGTCTAAAACCGCGTATGAATCTATAAGCACCGTGATGTGTTACGTTTTCATCGTCTGTTAAATCACCACTAACTTGAATTACAATACCGTCCTGTGCGTCTAGTGTAATTGCAATAGTGCCCAACGGAACCCCGTTTTCTTCATACTCAAATTCAAAGAATCGAGCGTTTGGAATGTCTTCCTTTTTGCTCAATACTTCTGCGTTTTCATCACCGATTTTAATGTTGCGAAAACGGGTCTGTATTTTACCATACAGATCTTTAGCGATTTTATCTAAATTTGCGTCCATGTTATATTTATCAAAGGTTTGAGGAAACGAATATAGGCAACGGTGGTTCCCAATCGTCATTTAGCTCGTCATTTACACTCATAAGCTCAAATACTTTAGGGTCCCAATCTGCTAAAATTACGCTCATACGAATAATCAGCAGTAGTGCAGCAATTAAGTCGTCGTGTTGCCCTTCTTTAGCTTTGAAGCTTACTCCGCTGGCGATAAAAGTTTTAAGCTCGCTAATCAATATTTTGCTATTGATTTTCATCTTATCTTCTTCGATTAGATACTTTAACCGGCTACAAGCTGCTATTTTATTGCCAAATGTAGTATTAAAGCCCTTGCGGAATTTGCGTACATGTCCTTTTCTTATAGGCTCACTAACAAACAATCCTGGGAAAGTTTCTTCGCCTAA